GCGCATGAGGCGCTTGTCCCAAATTGGGACAAGCGTAACATGGCTGATGGGGTAGCAATCGCGCATGAGGCGCTTGTCCCAAATTGGGACAAGCGTAACATGGCTGATGGGGTAGAAATCGCGCATGAGGCGCTTGTCCCAAATTGGGACAAGCGTAACATGGCTGATGGGGTAGCAATCGCGCATGAGGCGCTTGTCCCAAATTGGGACAAGCGTAACATGGCTGATGGGGTAGAAATCGCGCATGAGGCGCTTGTCCCAAATTGGGACAAGCGTAACAACCAATACAGCGAGGATACATTCCGCCGTTGGTGCGAGAGTATAGGCGTCAGCAAGTCCGCGGCCTACCGTCTGTTGCAAGTTACCGCTCTGTTTGATAACAGCAGTCCCGAGCAGCAGAAAATCCTTGATTCGCTTTCCCCTTCTTTATTATATGCTGCCGCCAAGCCCACCGCCCCCGCTGACCTGGTGCAGGCGGTCAAAGGCGGCGACATTACCACCCACAAGCAGTACCAGGAACTTTTAAAAGAAAACCAGCAACTCCGCGCCGACCGCGTGAACGCCATCAACGCCGCCCAGCAGGCCGAATCCGAGCGTGACGCCGCCCTGGCCGATGTCAACGGCCTGCACGCGGCAAACAAAAAGCTGCGCAGCGAGTGCACCGAGGCCGAAAAGCAGCTGGACGGTGCCCGCCAGGTGGCCGAGGCTGCCAGGCTGCGGGCCGACAAGTGGCAGAAGGAAGTTGAAGCCGCCAAGGCCGTGCCGGTGCCGTCGACCGCCGTGGACGAGGACGAGCTGAACCGCCGCGCCGAGGCACTGGCCGCCGAGCTGACCGCCCCGCTGCGGAAGGAACTGGACGCCCTGAAGGCACACCCCGCCGCCGTGCCCGACACCGAGACGGACGCCCGCAACGCCTACGACAGCCTGCTGCTCATTGGGCGCAGTATGAAGAACGCCTGGGCGTCGGTCAAGCCCCAACTGGCCAAGCTGCCCGAGAACACACGCGCCGGGGCCATTGATATGCTGAACAAAACTTTGACGGAAATACAAACGGAGGCTATGAAATGTCTGTGACAATCACTGCGCTGGAGGCGGAAAACGTCAAGCGCATCAAAGCGGTAGAGATCACCCCCGCCCCTACCGGGCTGACGTTGGTGGGCGGCAACAACAATCAGGGCAAGACCAGCGTACTGGATGCTCTGGCCTGGGCACTGGGCGGCGAAAAGTTCCGCCCGGCGGCTGCGGCCCGTGATGGGGCCATCACGCCGCCGCATCTGAAAGTGACACTCTCCAACGGCATCGTGGTGGAGCGCCGCGGCAAAAACAGCACCCTGACCGTCACCGACCCAACCGGCCGCCGCGCCGGGCAGCAGCTGCTGAATGAGTTTGTGGAGGTGCTGGCCCTGGACCTGCCCCGCTTTATGGAGGCGGGCGACAAGGAAAAGGCCGACACGCTTTTGAAAATCATCGGCGTTGGCGACGAACTGGCCGCGCTGGACCGCCGCATCAAGGCGCTGTACGACAAGCGCACCGCAGTGGGACAGATCGCCACCCAGAAAAAAGCCTACGCCGACGAGATGCTCAGCTACCCCGATGCTCCAGCCGAGCCGGTGAGCGCCATCGAACTGATCCAACAGCAGCAGGAGATTCTGCTGCGCAACGCCGAGAACCAGCGCCAGCGTGACCGGCTTGTGGAAATTACCCACGCGAAACATCGGTATTTCGATGAAATGCAGCGGCTGGATGAACGCATTGAGGAATTGCAGGCCCAGCGCGGCAAGTTGCAGGCAAGTTACGACGAGGCCGCTGCCGCCGAGACTGCCGCCACCAAGACGGTGGCCGAGCTGCAGGATGAATCCACCGCCGCGCTGGAAGAGAGCATCCGCAACGTGGAGGACACGAACCGCAAGGTGCGTGCCAACCTGGCCAAAGCCCGGGCCGAGGATGAAGCCGATGAAATGTCCACCCAGTACAGCAAGCTGACCGAGCAGATCGCCGAGGCCCGCCGCCAGCGCACGGCCCTGTTGGATGGCGCAGACCTGCCGCTGCCGGGCCTGGGCGTCGAGGACGGCTGCCTGACCTACCACGGCAAGCGCTGGCGCGATATGAGCGGCAGTGACCAGCTGCGGGTCGCCACGGCCATTGTGCGGCGGCTGAACCCCAACTGCGGCTTCGTGCTGTTGGACAAGCTGGAACAGATGGACCTTGCCACGCTGGCCGAGTTTGGCCGCTGGCTGGAGGCTGAAGGTTTGCAGGCCATCGCAACGCGGGTATCGACCGGCGGCGAGTGCCAGATCATTATTGAGGACGGCAGGGTCAAGGATGCCGAGGAAGCCCCGGCATCCGCCCCAGCCTGGATGAAGGGAGCGTTTTAAATGAGCAAGTATTCTGTGACCAGCGGTGTGCAGACCGCACCGGTCAAGGTCGTGCTGTATGGGCCGGAGGGTATCGGCAAAAGCAGCTTTGCTGCAAAATTCCCCCAGCCGGTGTTCATTGACACCGAGGGCGGCACCAAGCGGCTGAACGTGGCCCGCCTGCCCGCACCCACCAGCTGGGCCATGCTGCTGGATGAAGTGGCCGAGGTCCGCAAGGGCAATGTCCCCTGCCGCACGCTGGTCATCGACACGGCAGACTGGGCCGAGCGCCTTTGCACCGAGGCCGTCTGCGCCCGGGCCAAGGTACACGGCATAGAGGATTTCGGGTACGGCAAGGGCTACACCTATCTGAAGGAAGAGTTCAGCCGCCTGCTGGACGCCCTGGAAGAGGTGCTGGCGACCGGCCGCCATGTGGTGGTGCTGGCCCATGCCGCCATCACGAAATTTGAACAGCCCGACGCCGTGGGCAACTACGACCGCTGGAGCATGAAAACCAGCAAGCAGGTCGCCCCGCTGCTGCGGGAATGGTGCGATATGCTGCTGTTCGCCAACTACAAGACCATTGTGGAAAAATCCGGCAGCGGCCAGAACGCCAAAAACAAGGCCAGCGGCTCGCGCCGAGTGCTGTACACCGTCCACCACGCCTGCTGGGACGCGAAAAATCGCTTTGGCCTTCCGGAGGAAATACCCTTCGACTATGCCAGCATCGCCGCCTGCATCGAGGGCAGCGCCCCCGCGCCCGCCGCACCGCCTTCCCCTGCCCCGGCCGCACCGGAACCTGCGCCCGCTGCAACCTGGACGCCGGGCGGCAGCGTGACGGCAGAGGACACCGCACCTGCAGAATCCCCCGCTCAGCAGGCCACCCGGCTGCGCAGCACGGCCCGGGAGCAGCTGGAAAAGACGCTGATCGCCGAGCAGGTACCTGACAAGCTGCGTGCCCTGATGCTGCACGACCTGATCGACAGTGCGACCCTGCGCCACGCCGTGCACCAGCGCGGCTGCTACCCCGAGGATACGCCCATTGCTAACTATGACCCGCAGTTCGTGGCGGGCAGCCTGGTGGCGTCCTGGGACAAGTGGCTTCAATTCATCAACGAAAATGCCGATGTACCGTTTTAACTGAAAGGAGTTTTCTGTTATGGCTTACGAAGAAATCAACGAACGCGAGTTTGGCTGGGACGACGAGATCAAGAACGACGGCCCCGATTTTGTGCTGCTGCCCGAGGGAGACTACCTGTTCACTGTGACTGGGTTTGAGCGTGCCCGCTACGAGGGTGGTGCCAAGCTGCCGCCCTGCTCGATGGCAAAGCTGACCATCCGCATCCACGGTGGCGACAAGGGCGAGACGAGCGTCACCCACCGCCTCTACCTGCATTCCCGCTGCGAGGGGCTGCTCTGCGCGTTCTTTGAGAGCATCGGCCAGCGCAAGCACGGCGAGCCGCTGCGCCCCCGCTGGGATGAACTGGTGGGCGCCCAGGGCCTGGCCCATGTGGGCGTGCGGGAGTTCACCAAAAAGAGCGGCCCCAACGCCGGGGAGACCGGCCAGTCCAACGAGATCACCCGTTTCCTGCCACCGCCGGAGCCGAAGGCCGCGCCGCAGCAGCCTTGGGCACAGGGGGCATTTTAAATGGAACTGCGTCCGTATCAGGAAACGGCGCGGCAGAATATCCACAGGCAATGGGACAGCGGGGTGCAGCGCACCCTGCTTGTTTTGCCTACGGGCACCGGCAAGACCATCGTGTTTGCCGCCGTGACCGAGGATGAAGTCCGCGCCGGGAACCGTGTGCTGATTTTAGCCCACCGCGGCGAGCTGCTGACCCAGGCTGCCGACAAGATACAGCGCTCGACCGGGCTTGCCAGCGCACTGGAAAAAGCCGAGAACAGCTGCCTGGGCAGCTGGTACCGCGTGGTCGTGGGCAGCGTGCAGAGCTTGCAGCGGCCCCAGCGGCTGGAACAATTCCCCCATGACTACTTCGGCACCATCGTCATTGACGAGGCGCACCATGCCGTGACCGACGGCTACCGCCGCATTCTGGACTGGTTCCCTGCCGCCCACGTGCTGGGCGTGACGGCCACGCCGGACCGCGGCGACCTGCGCAACCTGGGCGAGGTATTTGACAGCCTGGCCTACGAGTACAAACTGACCGACGCCATCCGGGAAGGGTTCCTCTGCCGCATCATGGCCCAGACCATCCCGCTGCAGCTGGATATCTCCACCGTGGGCATGAGCGGCGGCGACTACGCCGTGGGCGAGCTGGGCGGTGCGCTGGACCCGTACCTTGACCGGATCGCCGCCGAGATGGCCCGCTATTGCAAGGGCCGTAAGACCGTTGTGTTTCTGCCGCTTATCAAGACGAGCCAGAAATTCCGGGATATCCTAAACGCCCACGGCTTTTGTGCTGCTGAGGTCAACGGACAGAGCGACGACCGCGCCGAGGTGCTGGCCGATTTTGACGCCGGGAAGTACAACGTGCTGTGTAACTCGATGCTGCTGACCGAGGGCTGGGACTGCCCCAGCGTGGATTGCGTGGTGGTGCTGCGGCCCACCAAGGTGCGCAGCCTGTACAGCCAGATGGTGGGACGCGGCACGCGGCTATCCCCCGGCAAGAAAGATTTACTGCTGCTCGATTTTTTGTGGCTGACCGACCGCCACGAGCTGTGCCGCCCGGCAAACCTGATCTGTGAGGACCTCGCTGTGGCCCAGCAGATGACGGATAACCTGGCCGCGGCCGCCGGCCCCGAGGATATCGAGGACGCCGCTAAGCAGGCCGGTGAGGACGTTGTGGCCCAGCGGGAGGAAGCCCTTGCCAAGCAGCTGGCCGAACAGCGCCGCAAGCGTGCCCGGCTGGTGGACCCGCTGCAATACGAAATGAGCATCCAGGCCGAGGACCTGACCGGCTACGTGCCCGCCTTCGGGTGGGAATCCCAGCCGCCCAGTGACACCCAGCTGGCAAGCCTGGAAAAGCTGGGCATCCAGCCCGACGGCATCGACAGCGCGGGCAAGGCGGGGCTGCTGCTGGAACGGCTGGAAAAGCGCCGCCACGAGGGGCTGACAACACCCAAGCAGATACGCTGCCTGGAACGGTACGGCTTTACCCATGTGGGCACCTGGAGCTTTGACGCCGCCCACAGCATGATCGACCGCATTGCGGCGGCAGGATGGCGCGGCGTGCCCAAGGGTGTTGACCCAAAAACCTACACACCATAAGGACTTACGATGGAAAATCAAGACCTTTTAGAAGCATTGGACTTTATCAACCCCGGCAGCCTGACCTATGAGGAATGGACGATGGTGGGCATGGGGCTGAAGCAGGCCGGATTCCCGGTCACAAGTTGGGATCAGTGGAGCGCCCGCGACGGTGGACGATACCACAGGGGCGAATGCGCCCGCAAGTGGGGCAGCTTCCACGGCAATGCCAACCCTGTGACCGAGAACAGCATCTTCAAGCTGGCCCGCGACCATGGCTGGGCCGGGCCTGCGGGGCACGCGCTGGACTGGAACGATGTCATCGACGCCCCGGCCGGGCGCAGTGACGGCGTGGTCGTGGACCCGCACTGGCTGGATGTGCAGGAACTGGCCATCCCCGCCGAGTGGGACCCTGCCGACCAGCTGGTGCGCTACCTGCAAGCCCTGTTTGAGCCGGAGGAACACGTGGCTTACGTAACCGAAAGCTACCTGAGGGACGGCCGCCCTGCCCCCACAAAAGGCTGCTGGGACCGCACGGCGGGGCAGCTCATTGAGGAACTGCGCCACTACGGCGATATCCACAAAGTTGTCGGCGACTGTGACGCCGCAGCGGGGGCGTGGATCTGCTTCAACCCGGTGGAGGGCGGCCGCAACAACGACAACGTGACCGATTACCGCTATGCGCTGGTAGAGTGTGACAACCTGGAACTGGAAAAGCAGCAGGCCATCATCCGCCAGCTGGAACTGCCCTGCGCGGCGCTGGTGTACAGCGGCGGGAAAAGCCTGCACGCCATCGTGCGGGTGAACGCGCCGGACTACGCCGAGTACCGCAAGCGGGTGGACTACCTGTACACCGTCTGCCAGAAAAACGGACTGACGCTGGATCAGGCCAATCGCAATCCCAGCCGCCTTTCCCGGATGCCGGGCATCGTGCGCGGCGGCCAAAAGCAATACCTGCTGGGCACGAACCTGGGCAAGAGCTGCTGGGAAGAGTGGCGCGACTGGGTGGAAGCCAGCACCGACGACCTACCCGACACCGAGAACCTGGCCGACGACTGGGGCGACCTTCCGCCGCTGGCGGATTCCCTCATCGACGACGTGCTGCGCCAGGGACATAAAATGCTGCTGGCCGGCCCGAGCAAGGCAGGCAAGAGCTTTGCCCTGATCGAGCTGTGCATCTGTATTGCCGAGGGCAAGCCCTGGCTGGGACGGTTCGGCTGCACCCAGGGCAAGGTACTGTACATCAACCTGGAACTCGACCGCCCCAGCTGCCTGCACCGCTTCAAGGATGTGTACGCGGCACTGGGCTATGCCCCGGACAACGTGGGCCGCATCGATGTGTGGAACCTGCGCGGCGCGTCGGTGCCGATGGACAAGCTGGCCCCGCGGCTCATCCGCCGGGCCGCCAAGAAGGGCTACATTGCGGTGGTGCTGGACCCGATTTATAAAGTCATCACCGGCGACGAGAACAGCGCGGACCAGATGGCGAAGTTCTGCAATCAGTTCGATTTGGTCTGCCGAGAGCTGGGCTGCGCTGTCATCTACTGCCACCACCACAGCAAGGGCGCCCAGGGCGGCAAGCGCAGCATGGACCGCGCCAGTGGTTCCGGCGTGTTTGCCCGCGACCCCGACGCTATGCTGGACATGACCGAACTGACCCCGACCGATGCCATCCGCGACCAGCTGAAGAACAAAGCCGCCTGCGCGGCCTGTACGGCCCTGCTGGACGCCCGCGGCCACGCCGACAGTTACAGCCAGGACGACGCTTGCAGCCGTGCCCGGATGCTGGCAATCGCCAAGGAGCAGCTGGGCCTGGCCGACCTGCGTGCGTTGGATGCCGACATTGCCGCCCGCCAGAAGCGTGCCGCCGGGATGACGGCCTGGCGCATTGAGGGCACGCTGCGTGAGTTTGCCCGGTTCGACCCGGTGAATCTGTGGTTTGACTACCCTGTCCACAAGCTGGACAGCGGCCTGCTGGAGGACTTGCAGCCCGAGAGCAGCTACCAGACCCTGGGTGCCCGGGGCGCGGCCAAGCGCTGGGGCAACAAGGAAAAAGTCACCAAGGACAAGAGCGCCGAGCTGCATAACGCCTTTGAAGCCTGCACGATGGACGGCAAGGTCACGATCTATACCATGGCCGAGTACATGAACCTGCGCCCCGCCACCGTGAAGAAGCGGCTGAAAGCGGACGGCGGCTTCTGGCTGGACGATGAGGTCGTCGGCATCAAGGAGCCGGGCAGCAGCGGATGATATACAGTTCGTATTTTTGCGCGATACAAACTGTATAATTTTTGCAAAATAGCCGCTATCATGCAATGTGTGCAAGACGTCGATTTTTGCAAAATAGCCGCTATGCCCGCTATTTTTGGCAAGCAAAATAGCCTTATATATATAAGCAAAAACAACGCATTGTGTTGGGGTGTCCCAAAGTATGGGGGCCTAAAGCGCCCCATACGTTTGGGCAGCCCTCCCCAACACGTTGGCTGAAACGGAAGGAGAAAAACGATGCAATTTTTTATGCCGATGCGCCCGCCTACGGTCACGCACCACGATAAACAACTCCATGCCTTCATGCGGGGCGGCAAGCCCTGCGCCGTGCTGCACGACACGCCGGAACTAAAGGACGCCCGCGCCAAGCTGCACGCCGCCCTGGCACCTTTTGCCCCCGCGCAGCCGATGACCGGCGCGGTGCAGCTGGTGGTGAAGTGGCTGTTCCCTGCCGAGGGACGCCCGAACGGCAGCTGGAAAACCACCAAGCCGGACACCGACAACCTGGAAAAAGCCCTGAAGGATGAGATGACCCGCCTGCACTTCTGGCGTGACGATGCCCAGGTATGCAGCGAGGTGGCCGAAAAGTTCTGGGCGGACACGCCGGGCATCTATGTGGAGGTGAGGGAACTGTGAAATGTATGTACGGCCAGCGCAAGCGGGCCCTGCCCTCGGATGTGCGGGCCGCTGCCATCCAGGTGGCGCATGAGATCATGGCGCAGCAGTGTGAACAGGTCGTGCGCCGCAGCTGGAATGAGATGCTGGTGGCCATGCACCAGGCCGGGCTTTCGCCCCGGACCATTCGCCGTGTGACAGACAAGCTGGACCACGTTGTGCTGCCTTATGTGGATGATCTGCGCAATCCGGACGGCGGCCTGAAAAACGCCGGCAACGCCCAGCACGTCCGCGATGGCGACATCTGGGTGCAAGAGTATCTGACGGGGCATAGCATCCCGTGCTATGAGATTGGGGAGGTGAGCGGTTGACTTATGACGAAAAGGTCCGCTGGCTGCGGCGGTACCGCGATGCGCTGCGGTTGGAAGAAGAGCTGCGGCAGGAGCTGGAGGACCAGCGAAGCCGGGCCTGCAAAACCACGGCTGCCCTGACCGGCATGCCGGGCGGGGGTGGAGACGGCCAGGCGCTGCCCCGCGCCGTGGAGAGCATTGTCGCCGCGCAGCAGGAGTTGCAGGCACAGATCAACCTTTGCGGGGCGACCAGGCGTGAGGTGGTAGCCGTCCTTGACCAGGTTGCCGATGAGCGTGACCACGAGATCTTGCGTCGGCGGTATCTGCTGGGGCAGCGGTTTGAGGAGATTGCGGTAGAGATGTGTTTGGAATATCGGTGGGTGAGGAGGAGGCATAAGAGGACTATAATCAATATTGACATTTAGGCATAAAAAAACAAGCTCTCGCCAATTGAGAGCTTGTTTCTACCGTTAGGCCGAGTGGTCTTTCGGCTCAGGGTCTTCGACCCAGAAGCGGAAAGCCTTCAGACCATACTGGCGAGCGTAGATACGCTGGCCACTCTTGGTAGTAAAATATGCAGAATATTTCCACATAAGGCAATTCCTCCTTTTTTGCAAGGTACCACTTGCGAAACGAGAAATTCCATGCTATACTTAAGTTGCTACACATAAGTACGTCATTGGCAAGGTGATTTCTCATCATGCTGGTGGCTAAAAGAGCTGGACTGCTGATGACAGTTCAGCTTTTTTACTTTTTTAGGGCTATTTCAGCCGCTTGTCTGGATGTTCCGCATTGTTTCATGACATCCTCTACACTCATACCCTGAATTTTATCATGTGGCATAAGGAATTCTGACGCAAACGTATTCGCCTGCCATTCTGGATCCCGGTAGGCTGGGATATCCACCTCCGACCGTGCAAACTGGTAAGTTTGATAACGATGAAGGAAAAAATGCCCCAGTTCGTGTGCCAAAGTAAATCTGTCGCGCGGATTTCCTGCGCAGGCGCCTTCGTAAACGCTGTTTCGTATTCTTAGCAGATTTTTTTGGGGTGAATATACCGCATACTCTTTAGGCATCTCGTAATCTTCGCAGATTTCCATTTCGATGAGCGGGTCAGCGTTCTTCATTGGGCACGACATAATTTCCAAAACTATGTCGATTCGTATGTACAAGCCTTGTAGCCCTAACACATTGCGCAAGAATGCTGCTCGTCCACGAATTTTTGCTCTAGATAATGGTTCTACGGCGATATTCCCCATAAAAACCTCCTTTAGTTCATGCGGTTTAAAATTTCTTTGATGTTCAACCGCTGGGTATCAGACAAACTCCCCAGTTTTCTGGCAAATAAAACCCCTAAATCCGCATCGTCGTCATTATCAAACTTGATGCTGATCATCTGGATTGTTTTTGCGCGGGCTTCTTCGATTTCTTCCTTTTGCTCCTGATTGAGGTCATAAGCCTTGTACAGCTTTGCCATCAGTTCCGGGGTCGGTTCCTTCTTCCCATTCTCAACCGATGACAGATAAGCTGGGGTGATTTCAAGGCGCTCTGCCATATCTTTCAGCAGCTCACCACGATTCAGCCGAAATACTCTCAGCGTCTTCCCAAATGGTGTAAGCATTGGCAACCTCCTGTAGACTATCTCCTTATCTTTCAAACATCAACTATTGAGTTGATATCCATGCACTAATTGCACCATCCATCTCTCGTTTTGTCAACACATTTTTTGACCCTCGAAAGCCCCCTGTAAAAGTGGTATAATGATACTGTCAAAAGCCGTAAGGAACGGGAAACCGCCTTGCGGCTTTTGTGTTGCGCATAGTATTTCCTTCTCAAAACAGCGGCACGGGTGCTGCACTGCTGCATCAGTGCGGGCCGCGAGAAGCACCCACTGCCCGGTGAAAACCCGGGCTATTTTTATGCCGCTGTAGCTCAGGCAGAGCAGCAGGGTGTCTAAACCTGTGTTACATTCACGATACAAAGTCTGGGGCCTGGGCGGGGTAGTGTCCTGCGCAGCGCCTTTCCGACCGGGTGCCGGTTCGACTCCGGCCAGCGGCTCCATTCCCTACCCCGGTAGGCCGGAGAGAATCACACATCCTTTATTCTTGTCTCTGTCTGCGCGTTGCCGGGGTGGGTTTATTATAGGATTATGAGAGACTTTGCAAAAGCATTTTATAAAAGCAGGGCCTGGCAGAATTGCCGCACCGGGTACGCCGCCAGCGTGGGCGGATTGTGTGAGGATTGTCTGGCTAAGGGGCTGTATCGCCCCGGTGAGATAGTCCACCACATGATAGAGTTGACGCCGGACAACATTAACGATCCGGCGGTCTCGCTGTCATGGTCCAACCTGAGACTGCTGTGCCGTGACTGTCACGCAAAGCGCCACGGCGCGCGGCGTAGATACCGTGTGGACCCGGCGGGACGAGTGACGTCGAGGTGGTGACCTCCCCCCGGTCGAAAAAACGAGCAGAGGTGTGGTAGACCGGGCCCCAAAGTTCGGAAAAGCACTGAAAAGAGCGTAAAGGGGGTGTTGTTGTGGGAAGAAAAGCAAAAACTACACTGATCAAGGAAGAGTATAACAGGATCATGGCGCACTACGCCGACCTGCCTGAAAATCAGATGGCGATTGTGGAGCCGCTGGTCCAGAACGCGGCGTTTATGAAAATCACACTCGACGATTTGCAAAAATCCATCAACGCCGACGGATGCAGCGAGGAGTACATGAACGGCGCGAACCAGTACGGCAAAAAAGCCAGCGCCGACCTGCAAGCCTACAACAGCCTCATCAAAAATTATAACACCGTGACCGAACGCCTGGGCAAGCTGCTTCCCCCGGAAAAGCGTGAGAGCAGACTGGAGCAGCTGGCCCGTGAATAACTACATCTACGAGTATTACCAGAAAATCACGGACGGCACCATCATCGTGGGCCGCTGGATCAAGGTCTGGTACAAGTATGTTGTGGACGGTCTGGAAAAAGGGCTGTTTCACTTCGATCCTAAAAAGGCGCAGAAAGCAATCCGTTTTGTGGAGAATTTCTGCCGACACCATGAGGGCGCGCTGGCTCCCCAGCTGATTGTGCTGGAGCTTTGGCAAAAGGCGCTTTTGTCGGTGCTGTTCGGCGTGGTGGATGACACCGATCACCGCCAATTCCGTGAGGTCGTCGTCATCATCGCCCGAAAAAATGGAAAGACGCTGCTGGCCGCTGCCATTGCTGCCTATTGCAGTTTTTTGGATGGAGAGTACGGCGGGCGAATCTACTTTGCCGCGCCTAAGCTGGAGCAAGCGGGGCTGTGCTACGACGCCTATTATCAGATGCTCAGCAAGGATCCGGAACTGAGCCAGCTGAGCAAGAAACGGCGCACAGACATCTACATCGCGAACAGCAACACGAGCGCCAAGCCGCTGGCGTTTTCCGCTAAAAAGTCGGATGGCCTCAACGTCAGCCTGTGCGTGGCCGATGAGGTCGCCAGCTGGCCCGGCGACGCAGGGCTGAAATTCTACGAGGTCATTAAGTCGAGCTTTGGCGCACGCACGCAGCCCATGCTGCTGGCGATCAGCACGGCAGGCTATGTGAACGAGGGCATCTATGATGAACTGATAAAGCGTGCCACCCGCTTTTTGCTGGGTGATTCCAAAGAGACGCGCCTTGCGCCGTTTCTTTACATGATCGATGACCCGGCCAAGTGGAACGATATCAACGAGCTTGCGAAAGCAAACCCGAACCTGGGCGTAAGCATCAGTGTCAGCTATCTGCTGGAAGAAATCGCCATTGCTGAGGGCAGTTTGTCCAAGCGGGCCGAGTTTTTAACAAAATACTGCAACGTCAAGCAAAACTCCAGCCTTGCCTGGCTGGCCTCCGATGTTGTGGAGCGCGCCTGCGGTGCGCACATCGACCCGGCTGACTTCAAGAACTGCTACTGCGTAGGCGGCATTGACCTGAGCCGCACAACCGACTTGACCGCCTGCGTGGCGATTATTGAGAAAGACGCCCGGCTGAACGTGCTGGCGCACTTCTTCCTCCCCGCCGAGAAGCTGCAAGAGGCTACCGAGCGGGACGGATTACCCTATGCGGCGTATGTACAGCGCGGCATCCTAACGCTGAGCGGTGATAACTTTGTTGACTATCACGATTGCTACAACTGGTTTAGGGTGCTGATAGAGCAGTATAAAATCTATCCTTTGCAGGTCGGCTATGACCGATACACAGCCCAGTATCTTGTGCAGGATATGAAGCAATACGGATTCCACATGGACGATGTATTCCAGGGGTTCAACCTGACGCCGGTGATCCGAGAGGTTGAGGGGCTGCTGAAAGACGGCACCATCAACATCGGAGACAACGATCTGTTAAAAGTGCATCTGCTGAACACGGCGCTGAAAGTCGAGAACGACAGCGGCAGGTGCAAACTTGTGAAAATGAGCGCCGCCGACCACATTGATGGCTGCGCCGCGCTTATGGATGGCATGACGGTTCGGCAGAAATGGTGCGCCGAGATCGGCGGCCAGTTAAAGAACGCGAGGTGATGAGCATGGGACTGTTTCAATCAATTTTCGGGAAGATAGCCGCCAAGAGCCTCGCGTCTGGATTCTGGACGACGCTGGACGGCTACACGCCCAGCTTTTTGAGCTGGGGTGGTGAGTTGTATGAGAGCGAGATCGTGCGCGCCGCGATCCACGCCACGGCCACCCACGCCAGCAAGCTGAGCGTGACCGTGCAAGGCCCCGCCAACCCGAAACTGCAGACCCGCCTGCGCCAGGGGCCGAATGAGTGGCAGACCTGGGGGCAATTCCTGTACAGGCTTTGCACGATCCTGGAGGTGCAAAACACCGCCTTTATTGTGCCGGTCATCAATGAGTTTGGTGAGACAGTCGGCATGTTCCCCGTGCTGCCGTCCAGCTGTGAAATCGTGCAGTATGGGACCGCGCCTTGGCTGCGCTACACATTCCGCAGCGGCCAGACCGCCGCCATTGAAATGGCGCGGTGCGGCATTATGACAAAATTCCAGTACAAAAGTGACATTTTCGGCGAGAACAACCACGCGCTGACGCCCACGATGGACCTGGTGAATCTGCAAAACCAGGGCATTGCCGAGGCCGTTAAAAACGGCGCGACCTTCCGCTTTGCCGCCAAGATGAACAACTTCTCCAGCGATGAGGATTTGAAAAAAGAGCGTAAGCGGTTCAGCAAAAACAACTTGCAAGGCGAGGGCGGCGGCATTCTGCTGTTCCCCAACACCTACACGGAAATCAAGCAACTGGAGGCTAAGCCCTATGTTGTGGCCGCCGATGAGATGGAGCGCATCAACACCAATGTGTTCAACTACTTCGGCACCAACGAGGACGTGCTGCAAAACCGCGCCTACGGCGACAGTTGGAGCGCATTCTATGAGGGTAAAATCGAGCCGTTTGCCATCCAGTTCAGCGATGTCGCCACAAAAATGCTGTTTACCGAGCGGGAACGCGCGGGCGGCACGCTGCTGATGGCGACGGCGAACCGGCTGCAATACATGAGCAACACCGAGAAGCTGAACGTCTCGGCCCAGATGGCAGACCGCGGCATTATGAACCGAGATGAGATACGTGAAATCTGGAATCTGCCTCCCCTGCCGGACGGCCAGGGGCAGGCGTACACGATCCGCGGCGAATATTACCTGCTGGGCAGCGACGGCAGCGTGACTAAGAAAGGAGACGACCTTACCAGTGGAAAATCATGACAAACTTCTGAAAAAATTGAACAACGGCCGGGAATACCGCGCCATGCGTCTGGAGGTCCGAACCGCCGACCCCGCCGCACCAGATGCCAGCCAGGAAGTGGAGGGCTACGCCTGCACGTTCAACCAGCCCTACCTGCTGTATGAGTACATGAGCGACAGCGGCACCACTTACCGCGTCATGGAGCAGATCGACCCGCACGCCTTTGATGACTGCGATATGACCGATGTTATTATGCAGTACGACCATGAGGGTCGCGTATTTGCCCGCACCAAAAACGGAACGCTGACCCTGACCGCCGATGATACCGGCCTGAAAGTGACCGCCGACCTGGGCGGCACCGAAATCGGGCGGCAGCTGTTTGCCGAAATCAAGGGCGGCTACACCGATAAAATGTCGTTTGGCTTTACCGTGGCCGAGGATAAGCGCGAAACTGTCCGTGACCTGGAAAGCCACATCATGACCGTGAACCGCACGATCACCAAAATCAAGAAACTGTACGACGTGAGCGCCGTGAGCCTTCCGGCCAACGATGCCACGTCGATCAGCGCCCGAAAATTCCTTGACGGAGAGATCGAGAGGATTAAAGCGGAGAGACTGCAAAGGGCGGATATCGCAACAAAAATCAAACTGAAACTTTTGGGAGTGTAAACCATGAAAAAGAAAACCAGTGAAATGACTATTGCAGAGCTGCGCACCCGCGCCGCTGAAATCCGCACCGAGGTCAACGCCGAGGGTGCCGACCTGGACGCCCTGGAGGCCGAGGCCGATGAGATCAGCCAGCGCATCGCGCAGTATGAGACCGAGCAGCGCCGCCTCGGCATTGCCGCCAAGGTTGCGGACGGTGCCGGTGCGCCCCAGGACAACCCCACCGCCCACACCGATGCCCAGACCCGCGCCCAGCAGTTCAAAGAGAACCGCCGCGCCGTCCTGGGCGTGGAGGAGACCCGCGCCGTGCTGGTGAATGGCGGCAAGCTGGCTACCCCCACCGAGGTCAACACCGAAATCCAGGATCGCGTCGGTGTCGGCGTTTCCAGCATCATTGATATGGTCTGGGTCGATGACTGTGCCGGTATGTCCACCGACCGCATCCCTTACGTCAAGCAGGACGCCGATGCGGCTGCCGACCAGACCGAGGGTGCGGCTGCAACGACTAAAGAGCCGACCTACGATTACATCGATATCACGCCCAAGTCGGAGGCCGTCATCAGCCAGATCAGCAAGCAGGCCAAGAAGCTGACCCCGGTGAACTACTTCAACAAGTGCCGCGCCCAGGCCCTGCTCAGCCTGCGAAAGAAAGCATCCGTCATTGTGACCGATGCGCTGAAAGCCAGCAAGCTCGTGGACACCATTGACGCCACGCTGGATAGCACTAAGAAAGGCGCCATCAACGAGAAAACCCTGCGCAATCTGACGCTGAACTACGGCGGCGATGAGGCGGTTGAGGGCGAGGCCGTCCTGTTCCTGAACAAGAAAGACCTGGTTGCGTTTGGCGACGTGCGCGGCACCAACGAGAAAAAGGCTGTCTACGAGATCACCCCGGATTCTGCCAACCCCAACACCGGCATCATCAAGGAGGGCGGCCTGAGCGTGCGCTACTGCCTCAACAAGAACCTGACCGCCTGCGCCGGTACGGCCCAGACTGCCAAGGCGCAGCCCACCATGTTCTACGGTGTTCCGCGCTGCCTGAAGCTGGACCTGTTCAGCGACTACGAGATCGCCGTGTCCGATGACTTCGCCTTCGACAAGTTGCTGTCCACCATCCGCGGCGACGTGGAAATCGGCGCGGATGTGGTCGTCCCCGGCGGCTTTGTGGCGCTGACGATTGCGGCCAACGCCTGATAGGAGGCTGTGACCCATGGCTGACAACGACCTGCTGTCCAAAGTGACGGTAGCGCTGCGCCGGTCGGATATGCCGGAGGAGCTGACGCAGGAAGTGAGCGACCTGGTGGATGCGGCCCTGGCTGACCTGAAACAGGCCGGTGTGTCCAACCTGGACACGCAGGACCCGCTGATCCGCCGTGCCGTCATCACCTACTGCCGCGCCAACTTCTGGCCGACCGGCGACTACGATAAGCTGAAAGCCTCCTACGATGAGCAGAAGGCGCAGCTGCGAATGACGACCAACTACACAGACTGGCCCGACGCATGAGCGCTGTGCTGTGATGCACCGCCGGAGTGCCTTGTGCCTTCCGGCGGCATTTTTGTTAGGAGCAACTATGTACTGGACAGAAGAAATCACCCTGATGCAAGACAAACCCGAAAAGAAGCAGGGCGTGCTGGTCCATTCCTACACACCTGTGCGCAGGGTCTACGGAGAGCGCAAGTCTGTAGGGTGGCGGGAATTTTTTGCGGCAGAAGCGGCAGGCACCACACTGAGCGCCGTTTTTGTGCTGCACGCCGACGAGTACAACGGAGAGCGCGTGCTGTTGTGGAAGGGCAGCCTGTACAGCGTGCAGCGTGCCTATGAGACCGGAAGCACGGTCGAGCTGACCGTCAGTGACCTGCCCCAGACAAAAGGAGGCCCGCCGTGAGGATGAATCTGGTGTGGAGTGATGAACTTACAGAACAGCTGGCGGGGATGGCAGACCTGGACGCGATTGCTCCGGAAATGCTGACCGCCGCGGCCCCGATCGCAACGGACGCACTGAAACAACGTGTCCGGCAGCACCGCAGCAGCCGCGCAGACAAACACCTGGCGGACAGCGTGCGTGCTGGCAAACCAAAAAAGCGCAAGAAGGGCGGCTACGGCCTGGAGGTGAGCTTCAGCGGTTACGATACAGGCCACGGTTCAAGCCCGAAATATAAGGACAAAACCGCCCAGATGCAGAAGGCGGTATCACTGGAATACGGCTCTGCCAAGCAGGCTGCGCAGCCATTTTTGGACCAGGCTGCCAGCAGCTGTGAAAATGCCGTCAGTGCGGCCATGCAGGATGTGCTGCGCAGAAAGGGAAAACTATGACCAGAATCGACGCGGCCCTGGCCGCATTGGAGACCGTGTGCAGCAGCGTGTCCTTTGTGAAAAATGAGGACGACCCACTGCCGGACAGCTATGTGGTGCTGAGTGTGCTGGATGATACGCCGGAAATCTACGCTGGTGACCGGGACGAACAGCAGCATCTAAAGCTGCGTGCTGCCTGGTATGTCAGGGAACTGCCCCAGGTGCGTGCGCGGTGTATGCGCAACGCCCTGAGAAAAGCCGGCTTTATCATTGGCTCTACTGAGTACGGCTATGATAACGAGACAAAACATCATATCGCATACGTTGAGGCGGAGACCGACGACGGCTGCGATTGGAACGAAAGCGAGGAATAAATTATGGCATATATCGGACTGCCTTACTACGGCTACTGTCCTATCACGGTAACGACCAACGATGACGGCACCGAGACGGAAAGCATGGGCGCTGGTAAAATCACCCGCGCAGTCATCAGCTATGCGGGCGAAAATGACAGCGACAGCAGCGAACTGTGGGCCGGTGACCGCCGCGAACAGCGTGACAGCGGCTCGCCGTCGGCCAAGCTGACCATTGACCGCAGCTTCCTGAGTCTGGAAGATGAGGCCGAGCTTGGCGGTCACCACTACGACGCCAGCACCAAGACCCTGGAACGCAAGGAGACCGACACGCCCGCCATTGTGCGCGTTGCTTCCCTTGGCAAGCTGAAAAACCCGGAACGAAAGCTGGTCTACCGCCTGATCGGGTATTACCGCGCCAGCTTTGACCCGGTGAGCGATACCCTGAACACGGCCACCAAGAGCGTGTCCTACGGTACCACAAAACTCAACGGCGCTGCCGAGTGCAACTGCGACGGCAACTTTGAGAAAAAGCAGGAATTTGATGACTACGCCAAGGCGCTGGCCGCGCTGAAAGCCTTCCTGAACATCAAGGAGTGATACCATGGCAGAAATTGTATTGCGCGGGCGCAGATACCCTGCCCTGTTCGATTTGCAGAACGTGAAGGAACTTCAGGATCACTTTGGTGACCTGACGATCGTAGCCGAGAAGCTGAACGACCCCGAGGAAGCCGCCTACATCATCTGGCTGCTGGTGCGCGAGGGCGTTGAGCTTGACAACGAGGAACACCACCGGGACAATGAAGCGCCCAGTCTGGCCGTGGTCAAAAAGCTGATTTCCTTTGCCGATTTGCAGGGCGGGCTGGTTGCCAGCGTGGAAGATGCCTTTATGGAGTTCTACGGAAAAAACGCATCAGGCCGTCAGGCGCTGCAGGCGATGAAGACGATGCTGAGCGAATCTGGGTTGACGACACCCCAGAGCGGCACTTTGACGGCGACCGAATCATAAATTTCCCCAGGCTGCAATACATCGCGGTGGGGCTGCTGGGCTATACCCGGCGGGAAACGCGGTTTTTGAGCCTGGATGAACTGCTTGCACAGTTTACAGAATACTGCGCCATGAATGGTATTGAACTGCCACAGGAAAGGGGGCTTGCAGATGGCGATGCCTAAAGCAGGTGTCAGCCTGGTCGTGGAAAATGACCAGCAATTCAAGGCGGCACTGAGCGAAGTAAACGCAGGCCTGCGGGTCAACAAGCAGCAAATGCAGCTTGTGGCCGAGCAGACCCGTGAAATGGACGACCGGCAGGCCGCCCTGCAGCAGCGGTACGAGGCCGCACAGCAGACTTTGCAGAGCTACCGGGATAAAGTGCAGGTGCTGCAGCAGGCCTACGAAAACAGCGCTCGGCGTGAGGGTGAGGCCAGTAAAACGACCATGCAGTGGCGGGCAAGCCTGATCAGCGCCCAGACAGAAGTTGCCAAGCAGGAAAGTCTGCTGCGGAATCTGAGCAGCGAGCAGGAAACGGCCCGAAAGACATCCGCCAGCCTGGCGGATGTGGTCAACGGCCTAGCCAATGCGCTGGGAATCAGTCTGCCGCCCGGCTTGCAGACCGCGGTTGATAAGCTGGACGGCTTCTCGGCCAGCGGTGCAGCTGCGGTGACTGTGGTCGGCGGCCTGGTGGGTGCGCTGGCAAGCTCCACGATGGACATGAGCAAGACAGCAGATGACCTGCTGACCCTGTCCACCCAGACCGGCCTGACCACCGACCAGCTGCAGGAGTTTGAGTATGCCAGTGAGCTGGTGGACGTCAGCACCGATACCCTTCAGGGCAGCCTGGTCAAACTGACAAACAATATGCAGACGGCGGCAACCGGGACAGGCTCTGCAGCCGAGGCATTCAAGACCTTGAAAGTCAAGGTGGCGGACAGCCAGGGGCATCTGAAGAACAACTATGATGTGTTTCTGCAGACCATTGATGCACTGGGCAAGATGAAAAATGAGACCGAGCGGGACGCGCTGGCAATGGACATCTTCGGCAAGTCTGCCACAGACCTGAACCCGCTGATCGAGGCGGGCAGCGGCAAACTAAAGGAGTTGGCCGAGCAGGCCCATGAGGTCGGCTATGTCGTTGACAATGAAACATTGCAGAGTTTCGGCGAGCTGGACGACGCCATGCAGAAGCTGGACAAGCAGGGCGACGCCGTGAAGCGCAGCTTTGCCGAGGCGCTGCTGCCCATTATTACAGCGTTTGTGGACGTCATCACCGCGATCCCGACACCGGTGCTGACGGCGGTAATTGCCATTACCAGCATTGCCACAGTGATCTTGCTGGTGGTCAAGGCGGTAAATGAGTTACAAGGGCCTGCTGGTGTGGTTAGCAGAATTATAAATGATTCGTTGACGCCTCTCGATATGCTGTATATCAAGGTTTTGGCTATCGTAGCGGCCGTCACGGCGCTGGTGGCTGTCATTGCGGTTCTCATCGGCAAGGGCGGAGAGCTTACCAGTGCTATGGGCAGCATCACATCGGCCACGACCGGCACGATGCGCTCTGCCAACAGCACTGTCCCCCGCTATGCGACCGGCACACGGAATGCACGCGGAGGCATGGCGCTGGTGGGCGAAAACGGCCCGGAGCTTGTGAACCTGCGAGGCGGGGAGCGCATCTACACAAACGGTCAGACACGCAGCCTGCTGGGCGGCGACAGCATCAGCATCGGGCAGATCACCATTGATGCTAAGAACGTCAAGGAGTTTAACGATATTGTGAATATCGCCAGGAATGAGGCCGTGAGTATGCGCCAGGGGGTGACGACGTGAAAACACATAGCTGGACTACCAGAAAGTATGCGACCAATTCTACAAACCCCAATGCCAGCTACCAGGCATTCTACTGTTCCTGGCTATTCAGCACCGGGATGGGAAACACGAACCGTTACATTGGCTCCATGCAGGTGCGCGTTCCGGCATATGGAAATGGCAACCATGAAGTCAAGCTGGCAGGCTATGCGCTGGGTAACAGTGAAGGTTCGAGCTATTATTCCGACACAAGCAGTGTCTGCGAGCAAAGCAATTTTTCCTACGGCGATTGCTGGTTTGCATTTGATTCGTTCAACCAGACACGAAAAAAGAACGTCCTTGCATACGGCGTCTATGTTAATGCAGAAAAGGGATACAGCGATATCGGTGCCAGCCGTGGGGACGCAAGAATCGACTGTGTCAGCTACCAGGGCGTTATCACACCGACAGGCCAGAGCTTTACCAGCGGTTCTGTGGCGCGGTATACAAAATACCGGCTGCAATGGACGACCGACGCCGAGGATGATTTTGAGCGCACAAACTCCACCTGCCAGATCGTGATTTCTGACCAGAACGGCCAGAACGAAAAAACGGTAACGCTTGCCAATGGCGCGACCTCCTACGACCTGGACACGACCGCATGGTCGAGCGGCACGGCAATACGCTGGAAGGTCAAAGTCGGGGCATACGGCTCGGGCACGGTCACAGAGAGCGCCACCTACACCCTGTCGCTGGCAGACCCGACCGCCAAGGTCGATGACCTGCGCCCCACCAGCAAGACATACTACGGCTTTGATTCTGTTTTTAGCTGGGCTTTTACCGGATCGGTTTCAACAGGTGCCATCAGCGGTACGCTGCAGCAAGGGTCCGCTGTTTTGCAGTACCGGACTGACAACATGGCAAACCCGGCACAGTTCGCCAGCGTCAGCAACGGCACGACGCACGTGACAGTCAACTGTGCTAATCTTCCCATCGGCAGCTACCAGTGGCGCGTTGTCGCCAAGAGCAGCGTGGGAACCACACACACTTCAAGCTGGGTGCAGTGCACGAACGTGGAGGTTCCTATCTCCGTAAAAGGAACGACCCCGGCTGCGGATGCCCACGCACCGCGTGCGGTTGTAAACCGTTTCAGCTGGGTGTTCAGTGTGGACAGTACGGACACTCCCGGCACGGTGACGCAGCGCAGCGCCGTCCTGTACTTCAAAGCGAACAACGAGAGCAGCTGGCACCAACAGAGTGTGAGCGGCGCACAGCAGTACTGCGATGTGCCGGCAAACACTTTCGCGGCCGGATGCACGACGCTGGACTGGTACGTGGTGGCCGTTGCCAACACAGGAACCAAGGCGACCAGCGCCAAGATCACCGTATCTACAAAGGACGCACGCAGCACCCCTGTGGCAATCAGCCCGGCGGGTGAATACCTGGATGATGCCGTCCAGGGTATCACCTTTATCTGGGCGCACGCGAACATTACCGGCACGGCACAGTGCGGCTGGGAGTTGAGCTACTCCATCGACAGCGGCGCGTCCTACCTGGTGCTGGCAAAAGCAGATAATGCGGCAAACCGCTATGAGGCCAGTGCGGGCACCTTCCCCAGCGGCGTGATTTACTGGCGCATCCGCACGAAAAACACCGACAACGAGTTTGGCGATTATTCCGGCGCGGCCATCTTTGCAATCCGCCGCGCCCCGGTGGCCCCGGTCATCTCCTACTATGACAGTAAGCCTCTGGCAAAAATGCGGTGGCAGGCCAAAGAGCAGGACGGTTATGAAGTTGCGGTGGACGGCATCAGCCTGGGTGTACGATACGGCACCGGGAAGGAATGGCAGTCTGACGCCGTACTGACGGACGGAAAGCATACCTTGCAGGTGCGTATCTACAACACCTATGGGGATGTATCGCCCTGGAGCAGCTGTGAGATCAATGTCCAGAATCAGCCCGGCGCAGTATTGGCTGTCTATGCCGAGGGGCGCTGGGGGGAGGTCCTGCTGCGCTGGGACGCCGACAATGGCTATATCCTGCGGGATGGCGAACTGATTGCCAAAGCAGAAGGCGGTACTTATACAGACCGCACCAGTGCAGCGGCACATCAGTACATTGTGCGAGTGTTCGGCGCAGAGGGCTACTATACAGACAGCGCCCCGGTGCTGGCTGCGCCCAGTGTCCCCTACGCGGCCATTGGGCTGCGGGACGGCACGGACTGGCTGGCGATGAAATACGCCACCAGTTACCAGAATTACAGCAAGGCCGTCAGCCTGGGCGGCAGTTATCAGCAGTATTGGGGCAAGGAACGCCCAGTCTGGCACGATGCGGGGAATCGTGTGGTGACGCACACAATTTCCCACGCCTGCAAGCGCGAGGAAGAGTTGCTGGTGCTGCGCAGCCTGGCCGGCCAGGAAGTAATCTATAAGGACCGCGACGGGCACCTTGCCATAGGTGTGTTCAAGGACTTGCAGGAAAGCCGGGAGCACGGCTGCACGGCGCTGAGCTTCAGCATCACGGAGACGCAGCAGGAGGTGGTGAAGTATGCCCCGGTATGAGTTTATCGCGATGCGCAGCGGTGCGCCCTATAAAGTGCTGAAAGTCCCTGCGGATACCACACCGCAGATTCGATTTACCGGCAACGCCGAGGTGAAAAGCACCATCACCCTGACAATAGAGCCTGACGCGGATGTGAACTGGCTGACCGATATGCTCAGTGTTGTTCGGGTCGATAATGCAGATCGAGTTCCGCTGGGGCTGTTCAATATTACCACCTGCCCCCGCAGTCTGGATGAAAACGGCAGCGAGACGCAGGAGCTGACCGGGTATGACCAGGGCTACTCGCTGCGCAACCTGAGCGTACTGGAACGCAGCCTGACGATTCGGGCCGGGACCCGGTACACCACGGCCATCCGGGAACAGCTGCTGGCGGCCGGCATCAACGTTGTCAGTATCATTGATACCAATGAGGTGCTTATGACGGATCACGCCTGGGAGACCGGCACGACCCGCTATGCGGTGGTGGCTGCCCTGCTGGCGGAGATCAATTACCGGGATATCTATTTTGACGGCAGCGGCGTGGCGGTTGCAGAACCGTGGGCACCGGCGTCCATCAATACCAGGACGCACCGCTATGGCCCAGCTGAGACGACCCTTCTGCGTATCCCCATGAGCGTGCAGGCGGATACCTTTGATGCCGCCAATGTGTTTGTGGATATCGTGTCCAGTGCAGACCTTGACGCCGAACTGCGGGCCGTGGCCGAGAACGTCAACCCCACCAGTCCGCTGAGCATTATGCGGCGCGGGCGGCGCATTGTGAGCGTGGAGACCGTGGAAGGCATTGCATCGCAGACTGCCCTGGAGACCCACGTGAAAAACAGAATGCTGCTGAGCATGATGGGGGCGGCAAGCTATACGTTCACCACCTGCGGCGACGTAGAGCGACCCCACGGGCTGAATGACAGCATCCTGATGATGCGGGATGGAATAGGGCTGCTGGAAGAACAGGAATGGACGCTGGACTGCGTTCCCGGCGGGCAGATGACCCACACAGCAAAGAAGGTGTATTACAACATTGATTGAGAATTATCAGCAGCGCAAATCACTGGAAGTGGCCCCGAAAAGCGGTAATATTGCCACGGTAAGCGCGGTTTACAGTGACGGCATTGCGCTGATCCTGCCCGGTGACACGGCTGCGTCAGATAAACACTACCCTTTTAATGCAGCAGTTCAGTTTACGGCCGGTCAGCGGGTCCATATCGCCAGAGAATCCGGCACGATCATTGTGGAATACCCCATCGGGGGTACCGTGCAGAGCCAGAGCCTGGGAGGGTGATTCATGAGCAAGGTAACGATCTATTCGCCGCCGTCGGCAGCGCAAGTCAAAAACTGTACGGCAGACTTTGACCTGCGCCGTGCGCCGGTGCCGATAAATTTAGTGCAGTTTGATAAAACGATACCGATTTTGGCTGTGGCACTGTATAAAGGCGGCACAGCCTATAAGCTGCCCGAGGATGCTGAGGCCAATGTGCGCATGGGCAAGCGCAACAACCTGTACGTTTACAACCCGGTGCTGGGGTGCAATGAGGGGCGCAACCTGGTATATGTAGCTGTCACACCGCAAATGACAACACAGGACGGCGTGTTCTACCCGATCCTGGAAGTCCTAGCTGACGGCGGTGTGGCGGGAACTTCTCCCCTGCAGCTGGTCATCCAGCGTAATCCTGTACAAGAGGGCGACTTGGAGGATACCAGTGAAAAACAAACGCTGGCAGACCTTGCGAGCCAGGCAGCTGCCAGCGCGAATGCTGCGGCTGATAGTGCCAGAATCGTGCAGGAAAATAAGGATGCCATCCAGAACGCGAATGCGAACATGGAGGCCATCAAAGCCGCGCCCGCCAACGCCACGGCCGCTGCAGCCAGTGCCAAGGAGGCCCGCAGCTGGGCCGTTGGCGACACAGCATCCCGCCCCGGCGAGGGCATGGACAACGCAAAATACTACGCCGCGCTGGCCCAGCAGGTCAGCCAGGGCGCGGTGGGCTTTTATGCGACCTATGAGGCGCTGTACGCAGCGCACGAGGTCGGCTACGATGGAAACTGGGCCATTGTGGGAGATACAGATACGATTTGGGTATGGGATTCCGACACCGGCACTTGGCGCGATACAGGCGAGAGCAGCAAGTTTGCGAATTATTATGATAAAACGCAAATCGACACAAATTACTACGACAAAACGCAAATCGACGCGAAACTGCCCAACCCAGTGACGGTCACTGTGGCGGCATCGGCCTGGACAACCGGCGATTATAGCGTGACATGGGACGACGGCAGCACGACCAGCTACACCGCCTGCGCCACCGTAGAAGTTGCTGGCATCACCACCGACAGCAAAATCAGCGTAAGCCCGCGCACCTGTGTGACCGATAATGTGCGTTTGGTAGCGGCGCTTGAACCGGATGCCGGCTCAGTGAAATTCTACGCCAATGCCGTGCCGACCGGTGCGGCAACGTTTATTTTGGAGGTGAGCGTATGACGGACAATCCGTATAGATACCCTTATGTGCCGGTAGGCGGCATTATTGAGTGGGACGGAACCGGGCTGACTGGCGCACCGGATTTGAGCACGCCGGAGAAAGTCGCGGCTGTGTATGGGTATGGAACGTGGGAACGGTACGGAACCGACCGGGTTACGGTGGGCGCTGGCGGGGAGTACGAGGCTGGTGCTACTGGCGGCGAAAAGGCGCATACGCTGACTGTTGCTGAATTACCAAAAAATATTGGCCATCTTAATGCTTTATCATGGGCATCTAATAACTCACAGACCGACGGCTGTTTTTCAGTTTCACAACAACATCAAGATAAAACAATGCCATCTGGCAACACGGTTGGTGATGCACTGTATACCTTATCTGGTGGGGGTCGAAGCCACAACAATATGCAGCCCTATATCGCCACGTACCGTTACCGCCGCATCTTGTGAAAGGAGAACCACATGAACGCAACAAATAATCCGTATGCTGTTACCCCCCCCCACTGATACAACGCTGACGCAAGAGGGCGTGGCCGCTGATGCTAAGGCTGTTGGTGAGGCACTGACTTTAAAGAAAATAACAGAAACCCTTACGGTTGACCAATACAACATTGCTTTTTTTCCATATCCAAAAGACTTTAAAATGGCACTACAATATATTTGTCCTGATGCATTACTCGTACCACAAGTCGATTATGGAAGTGGGATGAATTTTAGGTGTTTCGGTAATACAAACAGTAATTCTTTATCGACAATGATTGGAAAAACGATTAACATAACACTTTATTACTTGTAAGGAGGCTCATCAAAATGACGAAACTACGTTATCCGTTCGGGGGGGGGATGCCGTAAGACATCCTTGTGCAGTTTGCACAGGTGCTGCGCATGAATGCAGCACGGAACCCGCTAAACAACTGCCCATACTGGGTAGGCGACATACTCACAACGATGAGCGAAATCCAACCGGCACAGCGCTGGCCTGGGACAAGCTGGGTGCAGATTACCGACTGTATGCTGAGAGCGGCAGACAGCACGCACCCGGCGGGCAGCACCGGCGGCGCGTGGGAAGTTGTGCAGACGGTGGATCAGATGCCAAGTCACGGACACAGTGTTGGCGGGGCACCGGCCGTTGCGCCAGACGGTGTATGGTTTCCCGCATGGCAGGCCGCAAGCGTTCCCGACAGCGGGAGCAACGGTGGGCGATATTATCCGATTTCGATAATGAGTACTGGCGGCGACAAACCCATGCCCATCACGAACAAGTACACGGCCTGTTATATGTACCGGCGCACCGGCTGACCCCGAAGGGGGTGGCGGTATGAGTGCAACCCGAAACCCCTATTACCAGCTGCCCGGTGGGGCTGAACTGCCCGGCGACGTGCGTGTTAGTGATACGGCGGACGCCAGCAAAACTGCTGCGGGTGGCTGGGCGGCAAGCCCGGCAGCGGTGGCAGAAACGCAAACCTATCACGAGATAAAAAAATTATCGACTGTTAGCAATGTTAGTATTATCGCTGGCTCGATTTATACTACCGGGAGAAATGTGGATGTTTATATTGGGATAACCACGGCCACAGAATTTAACGGGACGTCAATAATAAATGGTGTACCACGGCCGGTTACTACCTATACTCTGGCAGCATTTGTTAGTGGTGGCGGTGCGTTTAAAGGTTACGGATGGGTAAACAACGGAGGCATTCGCGCACCGGCTAACTTACCTGCCGGAACATGGTACATCGTCGCACATTACACAACTTATTGAAAACGAAAGGACGAAAAAGTGAAACAAACCGGAATCTTTAAGGGCCGCGCCCAGGTGGTGTACCCCTATGGCCGCTACGGCTGGACCCGGGGCGGC